TTTCAAAAGAAAGGGCGGGGCCGAAGCCCCACCCCTAAAATCGCTGTTACTGTGGCGTTACTGTAGTGCCGTCGTTAAACGGTATCCACGTCATATACCACGACATAACACCGGACGAATCCGCGTCGGATGCGTTCTGCTCAATCATTCCTTCGCCGCAGAACCAGCCCAGCATTAAGACAGATGCACCGCCGTCCGCACCTTCCATCGGGGTAAGCACGGCCTCGGCCACGTTGGTAAACGAATACCGCGTACCGGCAGCATCATTGTCAATATCAACGGCTGTAGTAAAGTCATGGTCGGAATAGCCACTGTCCGCGTCAAGAACGATTTCCAAGTTATTAGTAGCGTTGGTAATCTGGGTAGTCACCAGTCCAGTGAAACTGGTAATCAGAATCGGGCCGCCATCAACATCGAAAAGGTCGGCATCGTTGGAGTCCACAGCGGTAATTACAGAACAATAGGTCTTTCCCGCCACTGTTCCTATTAACTGCCCGCCGCCGTCCGCTTCCGTTTCCGTATAGGTGTTATTGGAAAGGAAGCAGTCGAGCGCGACGATTGCAGCCTCCGGCGTTGCCACGTTGCAGGAACACCTGTTGTCCACAATCATACCCGTCGTAGTTGCGAGCAGTTCGATGCACGGTTCCGTATTCAAGCCGCCGTTCCCGCCTGTAGTACCATTGAACAAGATATTGTTCTTGATAACGATATGGTTGGAGGCGGTCGTTATGTTATTGATACAGGCGGTACTGTAGTCTCCGAAGATATGGTTGTCCTCGAAAACACAGTTATCGCTGTCAACGGTGGCAATCGCAGCAACGGCTTCGCCATTGGCCATAAAGAACTCACAGCCCCTTACCACCAGCCTGTCGCTGGCAGCACCTTCCGAGTCGATACACCTATCGAACTCGTCTGTGCCAGCCGTTACAACCTGGAACCGGCAGTTCTCGATAAGCACATCGGTAGAACCAGCTTCAATTTCTATCGCCTGCGTAGTGGAATCAACGCTCGAACTGAATATCAGGTTCTTCACAGCGACATCATCCGCACCGATAGTCCAGGCCCCGTCATTACCGTCGTCGAAAGTAAATGTCGGCCTTTTTGTGCCGTGGCCAAGACCGATAACGATAGTACCGGCAACGTCAATATCCACTTCGTCAGCGGTATCTATGGTTTCGGTATGGCCGGACGCGATAAGAACGGTATTGGCCCTGTTGGAATAACACAGAGCCATTGCTTCCTCCAGGGTATCTACAGCAGTTTCCCAGGAACGGCCATCTTCAATACCTGACGATTCCTGACTATCGACGTATATAACATTACCCAAGTCCTGACCGAGTAATCCAAGTGCTTTTGTTTCATCAGCTTGCCCTTTACCAACAGGCTCACTTCCGGTCGTTGATTCGGACTCAGTGTAGGTGTTGTTGGACAGAAAGCAATCCGCCGCCACAATAGAAGATTTTGCGGTAGATACATTACAGCAACATCTATTACCCTCAACTACACCCGTTGTAGTATCGAGTAATTCAATACACGGTTCTGTATTCAGCCCGGTATTGCCGCCAGTCGTTCCGTTAAACAGCACGTTATCCTTAATGACAATGTGATTCGACGCCGTAGTGGCGTTGTTAATACAAGCGGTGCTGTAATCGCCGGTGATGATATTATCTCTGAAGATACAGTTGTCACTGTCGAGGGTGTAAATAGCCGCGACAGACTCGCCGTTCTCCATATAAAATTCGCAGTTCTGGACAACCAGTCGGTCACTTGCAGCACCTTCACAGTCTATAACCTTGTCAAATTCGTCAGTACCGGCAGTAACCACCTGAAAGCGGCAGCCGTCGATTGTAACGTCCGTACTGCCCGCCTCGATTTCAATGGCCTGAGAGGTGGAGTCCACACTGGAGCTGAAAATAAGGTTTTTCACTGTAATATTATCAGCGCCAATGGTCCACGCACCGTCGTTGCCATCGTCAAACGTAAAGGTGGGTCGCAAAGTACCATTACCTAATCCGATAACGGTCATTCCGTGCTTGTCGAGGTCAACCTCATCGGCGGTATCTATCGTCTCGGCGTGACCAGGCGCGATAAAGATGGTATCGCCGTTAGAAGCGGTGCAGAGAGCAACGGCTTCCTCTAACGTATCAACGGCGGTGGCCCACGAAAGACCGTCTTCTATACTCGTAGTCTCGCCGCTATCAACGTAGACCACGCGACCCCTTGCCGTACCGTCGGTCATTGAAATACCAAGCGCCGCCAGGACATCGGAATCCAGGTCTTTACCTATAGGCTCGCTGCCGCCCGCCTGCTCGTATTCGCTGTACCTGTTATTGGCGGAAAAGCAGTCGGCGGCAACAATGGCATCTGCCGGAGAGACGACGTTGCAAAAACACTGGTTGCCGATAATGGTTCCCGTAGTCGAAGTGTGCAGTTCAATACACGGCTCGGTGTTCAGGCCACCGTTACCTCCGGTAGTCCCATTAAAGAGCATATTGTCCTTAATGAGAATATGGATGGAGGCAGCGGTATCTGAAACGATACAGGCCGTACTATAATCGCCAAATACTTCGTTACCGACCATGCGCGTATAGTCTGCATCGTGGTCGAGGTAAATAGCCGACACAGCAGCCGCACCGCCCATATAGAACTGGCAGTTCTTGATTAGCCCGCCGTCCGAGGCGTCGCCAACGATAATCACATTACTGAACTCGTCCGTCGCGGCGGTTTCGACATCAAATACACAATCTGAAATAACGTAGTTTTCAGCACCAGCCTCAATATCTATGGCCTTCGTGATACTCGTTACGTTGGCGTGAAAGCGCAGATTGTAAATCTTAATGTCGTCCGCCCCGATAACAAATTCACCGTTGGCGTTCGTATAGTCGAGAACGGGCCGAAGCTCGCCGGAACCGAGTCCGATTATCGTAATACCGGCACTGTCGGCGTCTACACCGTCGGCTGCGGTCAAAGCCTCGGAGTGGCCCGCCGCGACCAGAATCACATCGCCCCGGTCTGCCGTACACAGATTAACGGCCTCGTCTATAGTGCCCACCGCAGTTGACCAGGAAGTACCCGCCGTACCGTCCGTCCCGCTGTCAACGTAATAAGTAACTCCCGTACCGGCGGCAGTTGCATCGCGGGGAACCATCTTCCGTATGTGGTCAAGGGCCGACTTTGCATTATCGTCATGCACGGCCCCATTCACCGGCCCGGTAAATGCTCCCAGTTTCTCGTCAAGTCGCGTTACGGTTCTCGCGGCGGTACACACAGACAAAACCAGAACTATTAGTAATGAAAGTGCAAATATCTTTTTCATTGTATTCTCCTTTGTATTAAAAGAATCGTTTACGGCAGTTGTAAATCGACGAGGCTGCACTCGTTAGTGGCCTGGGCGTGAATACAAGTGCCGACAATAATATCGTCCGCCGAGGCGTCCACAAGGGCGAGAGTACCGGCAACCGACGTTGACAGCATAACCGCATCACCGGCAACAATAGTGTCCGTATCGTCGGTAAAGACCGGGGCTATACCCCTGTACTGCGCCCAGTAGTAATAGTTGGCCGTAACGTCCACTAACGGCACGCCTACCAGCGGGCCGGTCGCATTGGTAGGAGCAACTACTGTTCCCCTCCACTTACTTGCGAACAGAATAACGTCGTCGGTCGCGGCAATGGCGTTTCTAAGACCGTCTCTATCGGCAAGCTCGACGTTCATAACGGTATCGGAGGTCGTCCACTTGTTGCTCTTAATCATGTAGAAATCGCCCATCGCGGTTCCGCCGTCGCTTACAAGCAGCCAGCCGTCAACGAGGCTGTTGTTGCTCCAAGCATTGTTTGCGGTCAGCAGCACGTCAAATTTAGTAGAGCCTGCCGAAGCACCGTAAGCCGTCTGGGCGGTGGAGGTAATCGCCTGTGCGTCCTGCGCGGGAGATGCGCCTAAATAGCATTTTGATAAATCTGTCCCGCCCGCGTAGCAGTAGCGGAACTTCCTGCCGGTGGCATCGTTCAAATCAAGCTCGCAGCCGAGAGCGAACTTCTGGGTGGAAGTGGGAGTGAAAATGTCGCAACCCGTCAGAAGTTTGGCCGCCGGGCCGACAATCCTGTTCCTTCTGCCGTAACTGTTGTTGTAATTAACATAAGCCATAATTTTAACCTTTCAATACGTGCCTTATTGGGCATTTGCCAGCCCTCGACACTTCGTTGATAATTTTCAATCATCAAGCCATATTGTTCCTTATTATTGACATTCGATTTTAAGAACCTTGTCCTCATCCATTCGCATCGCGCCCATATTCATATGGACGTAAACCTGCTGGGAATGAGACTTATCCGCCCGGTCTGAAATCTTCACGCTAACCGCGTCCTGAACGCCGAGAATCATACCGTCCTGCGCCCAGCACCAGCACTCGTAGACGTTGGTATCGGCGTCAACGTCGTTACTGGAGCCGACTACAATCTTGGGACTGACGATAAAGTTCATTCCCATCCAGTTGCGTATGATTCGGCCCGTAGTGATGGGCTTTTTGTTGTTGTAGTCGGACGAAATGTATTCTTCCTGGCCGAACAGGTTTGTTGCCTGACGCGGTGAAATGGCACACCATATCGGTATGTCATCGTCCACGTCGTTATTGGCATAATACTCCTGTGCGAGTTGAAGTTTCTCCACCGTCATTCCGGTATCGGAGGCGGAACAGTTACCGGAAGAACAGTCGTGGGCGATAGTCCTGCCCGTGTCCTGGCCGGTATACTTAACGTTACCGTCCTCACTGGCCCACGTAATCGTATCGCCCGCACGGCGACCGGAAGTCACAGTCGCCTCAAAGGCGGCAATAATAATGTCGTCCTTCTGGCGATTAACGGCCCTGCGGAAAGCGGTCACGAAATCGCTGGTCGGGTCGATAATCATTGACAGGTCATCGTCTTTATCGTAAAGAACGGCATTGTGATACGGCGTAGTCTCAACCCATCGCCTCTGCGTACTGACATCTATAGTGGGGGTGTCAACGTTGCGCCCGGTCTTTTCGGAGAGCGCAAGCTCGTCCATCATATCGAAGGCTTTATCCTCGGCGCTGAGTACGGGAACTACCCTGACGGCCTGGGCAAACTTGGACTCTTTCTGCTGACAAACGTGGTACAGAGTTTCAGAAAATTGGTCGACAAACCATGTAGGTATGCCACCGGATAAAGTAATATCCATAGTAGTCTCCTTTACCAAAGAGTTAAAATTGTGATTTCCCTTCGGAAAGGTTGACTACTGAAAGTAGGGCTTTCCTACCGCTTATCGTCCGGTGGGACGGCTCTCCTTTGGAGCGAGCACGGCGGCCCTTTCGGGGTTATGCCGGTCTTTTCTTCTTATATAAATCTGACATTTGGTTTACTATTTTCCTGTGTTCCGGATGGCTCTCATCGAGATAGGCCGGATGCTGGCGAAGTTCCGCTATCTTATTCTGCACTTCGCCCATAGTCGGCTCGGAGGGCTGTGTTAAGCCCCTGATGCGGTCTTCGCTCATATCACCGGCGATTCTGTCCAGGAACATCGTCAGGCCGGGCGAATTTTCAAGGCCG